TAGAGAACAAATAGCTGCTGGTTCTGCTGAATATTACAGAAGAAACAGAGATAAAATCAAATCATGGAGAAGAAATTACTACGCAAATGAAGGGCATTTGAAAGTACGGTTAGCAAGCAATGAAAGACATGCTAAAAAAATATCATCCTCAGATGGGACAGTAACTCCTGAATTTATAGAATTGCTATTTTATGCTCAAGACGGTTGTTGTATGTCATGCGGCAAAGCTTTCGAGAATAACAAGGGTTCATTCCATATAGACCATATCTTTCCACTATCAAAAGGTGGGGAACATATATCTGGCAATATTCAGTTATTATGTCCTAAATGCAATCTAAAGAAGGGTTCTAAGGTTGTTATAGATATGCTTCAACGCACGCAAGAGTTAAATCTTGAAGCTATGGCACATACCATTATTTCAGAAATGCAGGTGGGAGCGACCATAGAAGAAGTATGTGTAAAAATGAGAGTATCAAAAGATACATTTTATAAGTGGTGTGAAGAATATGAAGTATTAACTTACGCCAAAAAGCGCGGGATTGAATTAGCCAAAGCGTGGTGGTTGGAACAAAGCAGAGTAAATTTAAAAGATAAAAACTTTAGTGCTACCCTCTTCTATATGAACATGAAGAATAGGTTTGGATGGAGGGATAAGTCTGAAGTTGAGCATAAAGGAGAATTAAACAAGATAGTGATCGCTTACCCAAAGGACTATATCCCTAAACATGAACGATTTAGAGAACAGAATCGATCTTATGAACTTCCAAGCTGACTTCTTAGATTCACATAGAAGGTTCCCGGCTTTTGTAGGTGGTATCGGCACCGGCAAGACGATGATGCTACTACTCAAGATATGGAATTTCTGTGAAGAGTACCCTAACACGCTCGCGTTGATTGTACGGAAAGAGTATACTGATTTACACGATTGTTTTGACGATCAGACTGAGATACTTACAGACCGAGGCTGGAAACGGTTTAATGATGTGAAGAGGCATTACGAGGTGATGAGCCTTGATCCCAAGACAGGTATAGCCAACTACGAGAAAACTACCAAGATAATCAAACAAGAATACGAAGGCGAAATGTACGAGATAGACACCGGAAGCCGGAGTTTCTGTGTCACTCCCAACCATAAAATGCTTGTTAAGCACGAAAGCTCATTGAATGGTAAGAAGCATAAGACCAAAGACTGGAAGCTCAAAGAGATAAGCCAGATCAAGCCTAAATCATTCTTCATCAAGAAAGACATGAAATGGGAAGGTGAAGAGCAGGAAAACATAGAGATACTCAATCATAACAGAGGGTCAGCTAAGAACCATGTGTTCAAGATGGATGATTGGTTAGAGTTTCTCGGATGGTTTATAAGCGAAGGATATACACACAAGCACAAAACCAAGAAAACATGGTGGGTTGCCATAACTCAAAGCCTTAAAGCCAACGAGGATAACTGTAATGAGATAGCTGATCTTCTAAGTCGTATGGGTTTATCGAGTCGAATGTACAATATGGATAGGTTTGTAACTGGCAGCCGAGCTATATGTGAACACCTAAACCATCATTGTCTCGCAGGTGCTAACAACAAACGTGTCCCGGGATATGTTAAGTATCTATCACCAAGACAGATAAGGATCTTCCTTGAATCGTTCAATAAAGGCGATGGTTATGTGCTTAAAGACGGCACAAGACGGTTCAATACATCGAGTAAGCAGTTAGCTGATGATCTTCAAGAGCTTATTGTGAAGAGTGGCAAGTACGCTACTATATCCGTAAGAGATAATATCGGCAAAGAAACATGGTATCTTGACCATTATATCAAGACGAAGAGTTTAGATTATCTTGTGATAGAATACTCCGATAAGCACAAGTCTTTTGATAGTTTGATAAAGCAAGACGAGATAATGAGAAAGCAGTACAAAGGCTATATCTATTGTGTAGAGACTGAACCACATCATACTATCTATACAAGACGGCACGGCAGGTGTATGTGGAGTGGTAATTCTACAATAAAAGATTTTGAACGCTATTTCGGCGAGAAAGTCAATACCCACAAAGAATACAATTTCGCTAACAAATCCACTATCATGTTCCGGCACGCCTCAGAGCTTAATGTATTGAAGAACATCAATCTCACTATCGTAGGGATAGAGCAGGCTGAAGAGTTCGATACAGACGAGACCTTTATATTCCTTCGTGATAGGTTACGTAGAGATAACGCACCGTTCAGGCAAATATGTCTTATAGCTAACGTGAACGGTCATAACTGGATCTGGAAGCATTGGAAGAACAATCCGCGTACAGTAGAGTACGATTTGACTGAAGCTACTACATTCGATAATGAGAAGAACCTGCCGCCTGATTTCATAGCTGATCTTAAAACGATGGAGATAGAAGCACCTAACCATTACAGACGGTATGTAGTAAATGATTGGGAAGAAGCAGATGGTGACGATTTCTTATTTACTTGGAAAGAACTTAACGCGGCTACTTGCGTAGATATCAATGTAGAGAGTTATCAACGCGCTAAGATCCTCGGGGTAGATGTAGCACGGTTTGGTGACGATGAGACCGTGTTCACCATACTCGAATCCAGAGGCGAATATCAATGGGAGCAGACACATTACGAGAAGTACAGGAAGAAGGATCTGATGTGGACTGTAGGTAGAGTGATAGATATCCGCCGGGAGCTGGATATCACTAAGGTTGTAGTAGACGATGATGGCTTAGGTGGTGGTGTAACTGACAGGCTTAGAGAGTTAGGTGTTAATATCGTGGCGTTTAAGGGCGGTGAGAAGGCTAAAGATTTCGAGTTATACTATAACAAGCGGTCGGAGAGCTTCTTCAAGTTAAAAGATATGATCAGTAAAGGCTACCTGAAGCTCCTCAAAGACGATGAAGCGACAGATCAGATGCTTACTATACGGTACAAGTACGCTGGGAGTAAAGGACTCAAGGCGATAGTAAGTAAAGACGAGCTGAAGAAAGAAGGTATACGATCACCTGATATGGCAGACGCGTTGATGATGGCAGCGTCAGCGGTGAAGGGTGCAGGTAGGAAGAAGGTATTTGTACCACAAACACAAAAGATATACTAAAAGAGGGATATGGATAAGCAAGAAAAAATAACAAGTTTATTGGTATGTACGGGACGAGAGGGGATAGACAAGCTGGTAGATTATTTGATAACAGACGGGTTTTTTGAATCTCCGGCATCAATAAGATATCACGGATGTTATAACGGAGGGTTGGCGGATCATTCTTACAATGTGTATGAAGAATTGAAGGCATACAACTTATTATTCAAACTAGAATGTCCGGAAGAATCTATAGTGATAGCGGCTCTGCTGCATGATGTATGTAAGATAGGAGCTTATATCGGAGATTCGGCACCGTATAAGGGCAATAGGAGCAAGGAAAAAGGACACGCTCTTCTTTCAATCGAAAGAATTAAGAGATATATAGACCTGACCGAACTTGAAGAAATGATGATATTGTATCACATGGGAGTGTATGGATTAGTAGAATTTGACGAGAAAAGTGGGGAATATACTCTACGCAACAAGTCAATGGCGAACGCGTGGTATCATCATCCAATTGTTAAGGTTATGTATTTTTGTGATGAAATAGTTACACTTAAAGAAAAGGTAAGTTAAAACAAGGAGGCGTAATGCCAGTTGAAGCCAAAGAGAAAGAAGAAAAGACATCCGAACAAATTGAGACAGAGAGATTAGATCGGTATATAAAGAATCCTGATAGTTTTGTTGAGTTAAGTGAGCTTGCATGCGCTGTGTTATTGACTCCGGGTCAAGGGTTAGGTGTAGCTGTTATGATTGGGAAGATACCGCGTATAGTGTTAAATGTAGCTCAAGTTGAGCTTAATCATGCACTTAACGGTGTCAGGATAGCTATGGATCAGGCAAAACAGCAGATAGTCAAGCCTAAAGGTAGCATACTTGACTTTGCAAGAAGGAAAAAATGAACGACATTATAATGAATAGAGCATTAAAAGCTGTTGAGAAGAAACTTGACAAACAACAAGTCAAGCTCACATCATCTGAACGTGAAGCT